CCTTTGATGTTACCATATAAAGATGTGGTTTCAAAAAGACAGAACTCAGTTTCATATTTTTTGTTTAACATTCTACGACTATCATGAGAACAACAGATAGCAGCAAGAAGTTTACCACCAAGATAGTTGTAACCAAACGGTTGCACAGGAACAATATTAAATCCCATGATTGCACGCTTGTTAAAGATATCTAAGTCAGGCACACCACCAAGATAATCGTTTCTTGGTTTAGAATTAATTAGTGGTGACCCAAAACGAATAAATCCAACCACGGTATCAGTAGTTGTTTCCATAACAACAAGTTTCAAAGTCTTGCCTGGATTTTCATCTGGACTAAAAGATGCAACCTTTTCTAACATTGTGTCAAAGGTCTTACCTTGCATCTGCACGACTTTGAAGTTCATGTCCTCTGGGTGCATATCATAATTTTGAAACATATCATCCTCTAGACCAAAGCCAGGCAGAGGTGTAGGAATATCCTTTACACGTTCAATCTTGCGAGAACGAAAGTAATCGTCAATTCTTTTGAAATCGTTGAAGTACATAATCAACTTATGTGCTACATCGAATGCCTCTTGTCTCTCCAACTTCACGAAAAGAATGCCTCCAAGGATGTTTGTGTGCCATATGAACGGTCAATATTCCACTGAATGTTATCTGTAATAAAAGTCAATGGTTCAACAAATGCCTTTTCATATTGTGTATCATAGTCGATATACTTGTGAATGTCAAGTTCTTTTGGAACTTTCGTAATGAATGAGATTACGTTTACACCAAGTGGATTAGGTTGACGCAACTGGATAAATCGAATCTTGTCTCCATCTTGTATAGCTGGGTACTTGTGTGTCAATCGTTTTTCGTTAATCATATGATTGTAAACCAGACTTCCCTTGATATGCATTGGGCATCCTTTACGATATATGGAAGCACTGTCACGAAACTTACTAAGTCCGTTAACTGAACGAGGGAATGCAATATCCTCAACTGGCAAACTAGTAAACTCTTTACGAAAATCCTGTATGAAATCGTTAAGTTCTTTTTCATCACCAGACATAATAATCTTCAGTGCTTCCTTAATCTTCTCACGACATGGTGCAGGCGTTGATGACTTAACTGCTTCGATGCCCATAATCTTGAGAGATGGTTCTTTATATCGAACACCTTCAACATCCCACGCATTGAGGATATATCTCTTCTTTGCAGTCCAGATACCTTTATCTGCAATCACCTCACGTTTCATAAACATCTTCTGGTCATATGCAGAAACATAGTCAGCAAGTTGTTTATAAGACTTGTCGATAAATGGTTCAATCTTTTCCTTTGCAATCGTATCTAAAAAGTCGATTGGGTTCTTTGGGTTTACCTTTTCAATCAATGCATCAAACGTAACATAGATTGAATCTGTATCAGATGCAATAACATAATCCATATCAGTATTTAGCAATTTGTTCAAGTACTGATTCATCTTCTTTTCAATCCAACGAATAGACAACTGACCAGCAGTTGTGATACCTTCTGCAATCGCAAGGTCATAATATCTAAAGTATTGATTACCAATCGCACCATAAGCAGAGTTCAGTGAAATCTTTCTTGCCATCTGGATGTTATTATAACGACTAATAAACTTTAGATACTTGGGGTCTTTTGTATCTTCATAATCCTGTTTTGCTTGTAACATCTTTTTCTTGAAGATGGTACGGTCATCATAGATTTCTTGCATCATCTCTGGAAGGAAACCTTTCTTATCAGTTCGATATAACGCACCATTAGGTGTGATGGTACATCTTTCTGGAACATCAATGCTAGTTTCTTTGAGCATAGAATCTACACCCAACTCCATGTAATCACCAGTAACAAGTGTTTCTGGCGACATATTGTATTGCATAATTAGATGTGGATACAGTGAGTTCAAATCAAACGACATAACCCATTTGTGTTGACCAACCTGTGGGTCTTTCACATACGCACCTTCATACTTGTCATTTTTAGATGTGTGTGATTTTTGTGGTATAACAATCTTTCTTTTCTTGAGGTAATTGTGAATGAGAACATCCCAATATTTCACCTGTCCAAATACATCTTCATAGTTGACCTTTGCCTCATAGGCCATGGTAAACAACAACTCTAACAACTTCATCTTGTCTTCTAAACGGTCAACAAGTTCAACGTCAACAATATTATAGTCGATGAACGATTGATAGTCTTTCGTGTACCAATCTTTGAAAGTGTCGTATGGGTTTTCATTTTTCTTTGCACCAAGTTCAACAGATGCGATATGGTCAAGTCGATATGATTCTTGTGCAGTATATGTAAACTTTCTGTATATCTGTAGATAGTCAAGATTTGAAACGCCTTGAATATCATAAACCTGTTGAGGTCTACCGTGACTATAAACAGAACGTGATGACACATTACCCCAAGGCGAAAACTCTTTTGCTCGGTCTTCACCAAGAACCTTAGTCACACGATTGACTAGAAAAGGAATATCAAAAAACTCTGTGTTCCAACCAGTGATTACATCTGGATAGTGTTTAGTCCAGAAGTTCATGAACGATGCAAGCAGTTCGTTTTCGTTAGAACAGTTGATATAAGTTACATCTTCTCTGTCTGTATGATAGTCACCAATACCCCACACTACGATTTTCTTTGTTGATTGATTTTTGATTGTGATAGAAAGCATTTCTTCTTCTGCTTTCTCTGGGTCTGGGAAACCGTTTTCACAACGAGTTTCGATGTCGATTGTCACCACAAGTATCTTGTCACTATCCCACTCTACTTTGTCTGGATATGTATCAGCAAGATATGTGTATGCAAACCTATCTAATCCAAAGACCAGATGCGGTTGATTTTGATATTGTGCAATGAATTCTTTTGCACCCTTGATAGTTTCATGCTTGTATGGTGTTACGTTCTTACCATCAAGAGTCTTCCATCCAGTTTCTTTCTGAACAGGAACATACAAAGTCGGTGAGTACTTAACTTTGTGGTTAAGTCTCTCACCGTTCTTGTATTCTCGTACAAGGATTTGATTGCCCCACTGGACAACATTAGTGTAAAATCTCATAATATAGTTATATCACCCTTGTAGGATATTGTCAAGAGAAAAGCGTCAGTTGTGTATCATCTTGAAAATATTTGTTAATCATCTCTAGTCTATCATCTGCGGCAGCAAGTTTGTTGAGTTCTTCAATAACTGCCTCTGTGATATCAGAGTGTTCACCAATACCTGCTGGCATAGTCTGGTAAACTTTAATGTTTGCAATATGGGTTGCGACTTCTCCCTCTGCCTGTTTTCTGGCAGCGGTCATAATGTATTCGCCTGGTTTCATTGTCATTTTTATTCACCTTCTTTCTTTTTCCCAATATTATATTTTGTCTCAAGTTTCCAATCACCCTTTTCCTTGAAACTGATTACTTTTATTTGAGACAAGGGTGCTGCCTCAATCTTAGTTGTTCCCACAACATCTACCAATCCCCAATCTGCTAACAGATTAGCGATAGTGTTCCTTCTTGCAATATCGTTTTCAGACAGGTTGGTATCTTTACCGTCTAATGCAAATAATTCTTTGAAATGTACGATGTAATATTTACCTTGCTTGTGTAAAATATGGCAAGATTGGAAGAGTGTTTTATCTTTGCGAGAAGCAACTCCAATGCGAGACAAGGTTTCTCTAACCTTGAGGAAATCGTCTGGTTCGTTCAGACGCACTTCCAACATCTCCTCTGGACTCCACGATGCGTCATTCATTTTCTTCCACCTTTATTCAATTTACTTTTTATCATGGCGATTTGTTCATCATCTAAAACATCTAGAGCAGACTTTGCCTTCTCGTTACTGTATCCGAAATATTCTTTTACATACTCTAAGTTCTTAGACTTCTTCGCCTTCATCCAAGGAGCATATCTATTCATACTCCTTAGACTATTTAGTAAAAAGTCATATTGCAGTTTATTGTCTAGGTGGTGCAAACGATTTATCTCATTCACGATTAGACACTCTTGCATACCTGTGGGTGCAATACACTTGTTAATGATGAAAGCAGGATACTTCTTTTCCCACATTTCATCTTCCCCTTCCATGAGGTTTTCTTTTGTCTTATTGATAGTCTTTAGATATTCCTTCAGTTCATATGCCATTATAAGACTCGTACATATTTGTATTTTTAAAATTATCTGATGGAGTAGTCCATCTTAAATTAGAAGCTTTTGCATTTTGTCTGTTCCTATCAATATGGTCTATATCACCGTGAGTATAGTAGAAATCAAACTTTTCTTTATATGTAAATTGTTCCCATAATTCTTTTCTCAAAAATGATGGACATGGTAAATCTAAATGAGTTAGTGCAACTGCTCTGTGAACATAAGTATTTTTTCTTACACCACCAATATTAAAAGTAAATGATGGATACTCTTTTCTTAAATATAATTTTAATTGATTACCTCTATCTATATTAAATACTCTCCCATAATTACTAATAAGATAATTGGGTTTTAATGGGTAAGGTTTCCAGAACTCTGTCATTTGAACTGCACCGATGTCATCATCTCTGTGAGGCAAGCCAAGAGATTAATTTCTTGGTCAGCAACAAAGGCAGACTTATAAGAATAATCCCCAAGTATGAGAACACAGTGAGGAATAGCGCTGTCAGGTACATTACCAGACAAACTATCATAAATCCTACGATATATCCTATGAGGGTCATTGTCCAAATTATGAACCACCCACTGTCTACAACTTTTGAAGTCTTTATCCTTAACAAATGATACGAGCTCTTTGATAGAAGTGTCTGATAGATTGACGAGGATTCCAGCGTCAATTGAACCAGATACAGAGTATCTTTGTAATTCGTTGAGACATCTTCGCCAGTCTGGAAAAAACTTTCCGATAACATCTGCCACCACTTTCTCATTGTGTGTAACATTTTCTTTCTCCAAAATGTCTTGAACACGTTTCATAAAGTTCATTGCAAGTTTGGGTTTTTGTTCGTTTGGAATACGAAACTCAACCGTAGAACAACGACTGTGAAGCGGTTCAATAATACGATTTCTGAAATTACAAGTCAGAATGAATCCACAGTTTTTACTAAACTCCTCAATGAAACCACGCAGTGCTGGTTGTGTTGATTGTGGATTTAAATAATCTGCCTCATCCAGAATAACGTATTTACGTTTACCATCCATCGAAACGGTAGACGCAAAGTTTTTGATTTTAGTTCGTAGAGTGTCGATACCAGATTCTTCTGAACCGTTTATCATCATGTAAGTGCAACCAATCTCCTCTAACATTGCTTTTGCAACGGTAGTTTTACCAACACCAGCAGTACCAGTAAGTAAGAGATTTGGAATCTCTTCATTTTCTACAAATTGTTGAAACGTGCTTTTTAATTCATTTGGAAGTATGCAGTCCTTAATATTTTGAGGACGATACTTCTCTACCCATAATATGTCATTCATATTAAGCAGTCTCTAGTGCAATATAATATTCAACATCCTTATTGACGTTTCTAAAACGAGAGATACCTTTTTGAGATACTTCTACTTCATAATCACCAGACAAGAGTTTTAGATTTTCTACCTTGAAATAGAACTTCTTACCTTTTGCTGGACTTTCTGCACCAACCTCAATACTAAAACTGTTTGAGGTATCATTCTTACGGTCACTCACTCGCAAGTCCATGATACTATCGTTACCAATATCAAGAACCATATCAGGCACACCAAGAACTGCGGCGGCCTTCAATACTTGATTGAATGTATCCTTTGTTAAAGTAAAAGATGCATCAACAGAAGGCATAGTGATTTCTGTCTTTGGTGTGGTTACTACAGATGGGTCAGAATAGAAATAAGTCAAGTCTTGACTACCCTGTGCAATTCTAACACTCTGGTCATTGAACGTAAGTTCTGGGTCATTAAAAAGAGACAATGCAGACAAGAACTCATTCAAGTCATAGATTGCAAAGTCTGTATCAAATGTGTCCGTCACAGTTGCAGTTGATACAATGTTCTTCATTTGAGACATTGTTGCAATCTTGTTGCCTGGACTCACAAGAAGGTTTGCATTGATAGTCGCATAGTTCTTCAATACTTCCTTCGTATCATTACTAAGTTTCATTTAATTATTCTCCGTGTTATCGTGATTATGTAGTGCCATTATACCATAATGAATCACTTTTAGCAAGTCTTTTCTGTTCTTGCCATCCTTTTTTCCGTATCGTTGTGAATACTTTAAAATATTCCCAATACAGAAACCTTCACCATGTCCACTGTCCATGATAAATTCTGTTGCTTGAAATTTGTTGTGTGAGTAGTGTGCGTTATAAGTACCGTCAATGTACTCTTTTAGTTCATCCAGAATTTTATCTTCTGAATATTTGTAATTTATTTTTGTCACAAGATTCATCCTATAATAAGTGTGAGGGGGCGAACCCCCTCACGGTTTGACATTTAGTATGCGTACCTTGTACCAAGTACAGACGCAATACCGGCAGCAATGATTTCCTTAGAAGGAGCACCAAGTCTATATGCAACACCTTTTGCAGTGCTGTTAGTATAGATGCAGTGACCTTCACTCTTTAGAGTGTCAATCATTTTAGTTGGTGACACAAGGTCAAACCTCTTTCTCAAGGTTTTCCATGTCACGTTTTCGCCTTTAGACAAAAGATTAAGAACCTTTTGCTTTTTACTAAGTTTTGGTCTACTCATATTTACTCCATATTATTGTTAATGATTCACATCATATCAAACAAAACCTAAAATGTCAAGGGATTTATTTGACCTCAATCAACTGGGGCTTTTTCTCTTCTGGTACGATTCTTTCTAGATTGATAGTCAACATACCATTTTTGAGTTCAGCACCCTTCACAACGATGTCATCAGCAAGAGTAAACTTTCTAGTGAAGTTTCTCTGTGAGATACCCTTATAAAGAGTATAGTCATCAGTTGCACCAGTATCCTTATCCTTCAGTGATTTCACTGTAAGAACACCCTCTGCGACTTCGATTTCAATATCTTTCTTATCGAAACCAGCAAGTGCCATTTCGATTTCAAACTTGTAATCCTCTGTCTTTTGGATGTTATAAGGTGGATACCCTGTTGATTCTGCCTGATGGGTTACATAATCGAACAGTCTGTCGAATGTTCTATCGAAACCTACGGCATAGGGTGTCATGTGATTATAGTCAAACGCCTGAAGGGCGTTTCTAAGTGTGCTTAAGTTTGTCATTTCATATCTCCTTATTAAGCAAGATTAATAGATGTAGACCCTAATGGCATCTACACCTATATTTATATGGGGATTGAAAACCAAATTTCAACCCCCACACAAATTCTTTTTTAGGCAGCTTCTGCGTACTCAAGTGCCTTATTGAGTGCATTCAGTTTCACCTTACGGTTACGTCCGTACCAAGAAGAAACCATTCGTGAGTCACCCTCACGACCTTGAAGGTGGTCTGTCATGTAAGTGACAGTATTGAATGCCTGCCAGAAAGAACCCTCTGCAAAGTTAGCACCAGGCTGTGTCTGCAAGTTCTCCATAGCGAGTTTCGCATTTCGTGAAGTGAAAGGAAGAACACCGTCTACCTTTTCTTTCGCAGGCGTACCAAATACTTCATTAAAGTACTGAACAATGTTCTCACCAGTGTATGGTTTTGAACCAAGAAACTCTGCCATTGTCTTGTACTGGTCAAGTTTCTCACGGGCGATACCCATTTGTTCTTTAACCTCTGAAGCATCAAATGCTTTTCTGTGATTAACAGTCAACATCTGGTCTGCATTCTGGGAAAGAGACAACGTAAGAGTATTGTTACATACCACACGAATTGGTGTCATACGAATATTAATCGCCTTACCAAACTGATGTGGATTGGTGAACAGAAAGTAGTTATCTGTTTGGTCACCGTTGAACAACTCAAAACCGTCTTTGGTTTTTGCAAGAGCCCAAACCATCTGACCATCTTTTAGAGAACCAGCGGTGTGCATTTCCATGTCACCAGCATTTACATACTCTTCAAAGAAGTCGAATGCCTCTGAGTTCTGCACAGGATTCCATCCTGTTCCTACAACGTCAAGAATAGAACCGTCACTTGAACGAACAAGTGCTTGTTTATTCTTTACCTTAATACCACTTCTAGTAAGGATATCTTCTTTTTCGACAGTCCAATCAAGACCTGCCTTCACCATGAATTGTTCTGGTGTTAAATCTGCTGGAACTTTTGTACCAAGTCCATGCCATGGAACGTCACCGACATATGCCATCTGAGCGTTTCCGTTTACAATTTCAAGTTCATGTGCCATAATCTAATCTCCTCATTTCTTTGATTATGTATATACTATAACCTGTTTTTAGAACAAAGTCAAGATGTTTTCAGAACTTTTTTCAATT